CCTGTGATGTTGCCTGATGCACTAACTGTGGTGCCAGTTAAGTTGCCAACAATGGCACCAATAAGGTTACCACCTGTGATGTTGCCTGATGCACTAACTGTGGTGCCAGTTAAGTTGCCAACAATGGCACCAATAAGGTTACCACCTGTGATGTTGCCTGATGCACTAACTGTGGTGCCAGTTAAGTTGCCAACAATGGTACCAATAAGGTTACCACCTGTGATGTTGCCGGTTGCTGAAATCAATCCACCTGTTAGAATATTACCACCAGTGACGTTGCCACTGAGTGATGCTGTAGTGCCTGTATGCGTGGTGGCATTGACGTTGGCGCCACCTAAGATGTTACCACCAGTGATGTTGCCTGTTACAGATACTGAGTTCAATGTACCCACACTGGTGATGTTGGGTTGTGCATTAGTGGTCACAGTACCAGCTGTGGTAGCTGATTCAGCTGATCCAGAACTGACTGCATAAGTAGCATTGGCCACAGTGCCTGACACGTTGCCACCAGCAATATCTGACAGCCCGGCGCCTGAACCATAATATGCAGCAGCAGTGATGTTGCCCGATGCACTGACACGCCCAACGTTGACGTTACCGGTGCCATTTGGGGTGAGTACGATGTTGGCGTTGGCAGCAGTGGTTTGAATATCCAGCTGTGCCGAATCAAGTATGGCGCCTGAAATCAGTAAATTGCCAGATGTGACGTTGCCGGTACTTACGCTCAAACTGCCACCAGTGATTGCACCAGTTACAGACACCGAGCTCAAAGTGCCCACTGAGGTAATATTGGGTTGTGCGGCTGTTGTGACTGTGCCTGCTGTAGTGGCTGATCCAGCACTGACTGCATAAGTGGCATTGGCCACAGTGCCCGACACATTGCCACCAGGAATATTAGTCAGCCCTGAACCTGAACCAAAAAAGTTTGCCGCAGTGACATTGCCAGCAGCTGATACTAATCCAGCAGTGGTTACATTGCCTGCAATCACATTGCCTGTTACTGAGTTAAGCCCAGTTACGGTAATACCCACATCGGACAACACCCATACGTTGGATATGCCATTTACTGCACCAGTGATGTTGCCGTTGGTTTGAGAAACTGCCAACAATGATGTACCATTGGCAATTTGAGTAACCGCCACGTTGCTGGTCGCAGTAACGTTGGACAAAAATCCGCCATCGCCTACAAAGTATTTGCCAGCTTGGACTGTGACGTTGCCAGTTGATGACACTGCGCCAGCTGCCACCGTGCCCAGAGTGGTAATATTTCCACCAGTTACTGTGCCTGTTGCCGACACTGCACTGGTGGTATAAACGTTGCCAGCATTGATGTCTGAATTTGCTGTCACATACGCCGCAACTATATTTCCAGTTAAACTTAAAGAAGTGCCCAAGTATCCAACAGCTGATACGTTGTCACCAGTGATGTTGCCTGTGGCTGAAATCAGGCCACCTGTCAGAATGTTTCCACCTGTGACGTTGCCACTTAATGATGCTGTGGTGCCTGTGTGTGTGGTGGCATTGACATTGGCACCACCTAGAATATTGCCACCTGTGATGTTGCCAGTTGCCGAAATCAAGCCAGCAGTGAGTATGTTACCACCTGTGACGTTGCCACTTAATGATGCTGTGGTGCCTGTATGCGTAGTGGCATTGACATTGGCTCCACCTAGAATATTGCCACCCGTGATGTTGCCTGTAGCTGAAATCAAGCCAGCCGTTAATATATTGCCAGCCGTTGCGTTGCCGGTAGCACTGATTAATCCACCAGTTAATAAGTTGCCACCTGTGACGTTGCCACTAAGTGATGCTGTGGTGCCTGTGTGTGTGGTGGCATTGACATTGGCGCCACCTAGAATATTACCACCTGTGATGTTGCCAGTTGCCGAAATCAAGCCAGCAGTGAGTATGTTACCACCTGTGACGTTGCCGGTGGCACTGATCAATCCTGTGACATATTCTCCAGTAGTGGCCCAGACCACCACATTGCCTGTACCACCAATTCCCACTGTGACATTGCCGCTAGAGGTGGCCACGTCGACGTTGCTGGTACCGTTGAAAATTCGAGTAACACTGATGTTACCAGCAATACTAGTGTTGCCCGAAATTGACAAGTCGCCTGTAACGACCACTGTGGTGGATTGCAAGGTAATTAAATTACCTGCTCCTAGAGTTTGGATAGTGTAATCGCCGGCGACACGTTTAACGGTTGACATTTAGAGTTCCTTTGTGTTATTTATTCGGTTTAGAAAGTCTTCCATTTGCATGTTGGCCATGTTTTTTATCTTGTACAGCTCAGGTATGTCAGCAGTGGTGTTACCAAACACACGAAAAAAGTTGGTGTTGGGAAAATCTCCAGCCACAGTTTTTAGTTGGCGTGCCCAGTTGCCAGTGTATGTGGGAACATCTGCACTTTTCTTGTAAAATTCAGTGTCAGCATAGCAGTTGTTGAATTTGCCAGTGGCAGTGGGTCCCATGTCAAATCCCAAGAGATACACTGCTCGATTACCGGCCAAGGCTGCTAGAGCCACTGCAATTGGTCCTGAACTGAATCCGTAATATTGCTGTGGCACTGGTTTTGCTGCCAAGTGCGGCAGAGGTTTTCTGGTGTAAAACTCATGTTGTTTTGCATACCCTGAATGCTGAATCTGTTCGCTGATGGGACGATCTGTACTGACCAAGACATCTGGTGCAAATTCACGATACAAAGCATTACAACCATACACAGGCCCTAGCCCTTGCAGCGTGGCTATATTGACTGCTTGACGACTAACACCGTTGCCCAAAACAAATGCTCTACTCATAGAAAATCCTCCCTGTATGTACCAAGGAGGATCCCAGTGCTAGATTAAATTAGCTTGTGACTTTGTCAACTTGAGCCAATTGCAAGCTGCCGTTTTGAGCTTCAGCACCTGCAATGATTTCAGCGCCGGACCATGTGACGGTGCCTTCATCAGTGAAGAAGTTCACAGGATAGAAGTTTTCGCTAGATTGCACGTTGGTACCAAGATTGCTGTCACTGTAATTGCCGTAGGTCATGCCATTCCAGTCACGCACCCACTTATTGGTGATGTAGCTGGCATACACAGCAGAGCTGTCGCCTACTGAGTAAGAAATACTCATGAAGCCGGCTGCAGGAGTAGCGGTATTGGACAGTACACATTGTCCAACAGGATATGCTGTGCCTGTACCTGAACCCACTGCTGTGGCTGTGAATACATCACCCAATGCATAATCTACACCGGCGCCGCAAGCAGCCCAGTCGGTTGTTCCAACTGAGGCAATTTGATATGCCTGACCCACAATCAAAGACTCATCAGCTGTGGCAGCAGCAGTGTAAGCTACCAAGAACTTGTGTGAACCTTTTTGTCGAATAATGCGGCCAGCTCCTGAAGTTGTACTGGTACCATCTGACAAACTGATGTTGACCACGGCAGCAATTTCTGGAAATGTTGTTGTTGGAGTTGAAGTTGCTGGAGAACCACCCACCACGCCCAGAAAATCTGTGTCGCTGAGTGTGTTGGCACTGTTGTAAACTGGATTGGTCAAGCTACCAAAGTTGGGGTAACCTGCATCAGTGAGAACGGTTTGATTGTATGTGGTCACTGGTGGTGTGCCACTAACGACGGTTCCAGAACCAACGTTGTTTTTTTGAATTTTGAGAGCTCTTCCCATTTGATTTCTCCTTATAGAAGCCCAATGCGGGTTCTAGCCGCTACGCAGGGGTTGGCTGCATAAGTCGCCCTATTGCGACAAGTGTATTTAGTGTGTTCAACAAATTTAAACCGTTAGTCCAGATTTTTGTAAATATCTACATGGACATCAACTACCTCATCGACCAAGGCAATCAGCATCGGTCAAACCATGAACCCGAACAAGCCCTGCATTGTTATGCCATGGCATTTGTAAGTGACCGTAATTCTGCTGCGGCATTCAACAACTATGGCAATGTACTGAGAGAAATTGGCCAACCCAGGCGTGCTGTGCCGTTTTTACAGAACGCAATTGAGCTTGATCCCAACAATATCACAGCGAGGTTTAATCTAGCAGTGGCATATTTGCTCATGGGCGACTATGCCAATGGTTGGCCAGCATACGAAACTCGTTGGCAATACGAGCACTTGGCCGGAACCGAACCACAGTTCTCACAACCCAGATGGCGTGGCGAAGACCTCAAGGGCAAAACAGTATTGGTTGTGGGCGAACAAGGTCACGGTGATAACATTCAGTTTGTGAGATTTGTGTACAACCTGCATGTCATGGGAGCTAGAATCAAACTGCAAGTAACAGATGGATTGATACCACTGTTGCTCAACAGTGCTATCATTGAAAAAGTGGGAAGCTATGTTGATGACATGGGAGAATTTGATTACTGGGTTCCCATCATGAGTCTACCAGGAATCTTGGGCGTGACTCTTAATCGGTTGACCAGCACTGTGAGTTATCTCAATGTGCCCGACACAGTGTCTCAAGAATGGACTCGGCGTCTAGGCGCCAAAACACGCATGCGAGTGGGCATCAGCTGGAGTGGACGCAGAGATTCATGGTTGAATCAACACAAGTCAGTTCCGTTTCCAACAGTGCTGGAAATGATTCGAAACAATCCACAATATGAGTGGATCAACTTGCAGGCTGATGCCAGTGATGATGAAGTTGTTGCATTACAGGATGCCGGGGTAACCATGTTTCCCGGCGCTGTTAACAACTTCTTGGACACTGCCGGGCTCATGAATCAACTGGACGTTGTGATTGGAGTTGACACCGCGGTGAGTCACCTGGCAGGTGCACTGGGTCGTTCCACTTGGATCATGCTCAATAACTATGCCACAGACTGGCGTTGGTTGTTGGATCGCGACAGTTCACCTTGGTATGGAACTGTGAGACTGTTCCGTCAACCTGCCATGGGAGATTGGACAAGTGTAACCAAAAAGGTTACCCAATATCTGTCTTGGTTCAAGGTATAATTTGCTATAATAACCTTGTTATTGAGCTACTGTTAAACTATACTAGGTCGTTAAATTAATTATTTTGTCCGCACTGCTCCTTGAATGACCAACATGGATGTGCAGGATTTATACAAGAAAGCCCCTTTCGGGGCTTTCGTTTTTACGCAGCGTCTACAAACTTTTTGAGTTCTTCGGCCTTGCTGATAATATCCGTTGTGCTGGGAAAATCAGGCATGGTTGGGAACGGAAGGTCTGCACGATTGGCATCGGTCAGCTTGGAATGATATTCGTCGCTGAGTTTGCTACGTTTTTCGTAAATTGGCGCTTGGAGGATTTCCTTGGCCAGATTAAGAAGTTCGAGACGGATCTCGTAAGGTGTTTTGCTCATGTTTTTCTCCTGTGTATGTGTGTGTCGTTCAAGTCCCGCCCTATGCAGGACAAGATTGCTACACGAGCATTTTTATTTAGTGATGTGAAAATTAACCCAACAAAAAAGGGCTCCGAAGAGCCCTTTTGTATTTTCTGCAATCCGGTTGGATTAGCTGAAAGACAAGTTCGACACAGCGATTTCACCAACGTAGTCGCCAGCGTTGCCAAAGCTGCTAGCAGTGTTGGTCAATTCGATGTAACCATAACGTGTCATGAATGACACCACTGGTTCGAATGTTGTTGGATCCAGAACAACACCGCTGCTCATCAATGGAATGTATGGGCAGTAGAATGCTGGAGCGTCAGCTTCGCTTGAACCTTTGTAACCAACCAATACTGGTGTGGTGTCTTGGGCGTAGCTGTCAACAAACACGCGGAGTGAACCGTTCAATGTACCAACAAACTTGGTGTTTGTAGGAGCTTCAAATGTGCCTTCTGTAGTGCGAGCAAAAGCACTAGTTGTTGCACTTTGCAACACTGTCAATGCAGCAGAGCTAACCACAGCGTAGTTACCGGCGCCACGACGTGTGCGTTGGGCGATCAAGTTAGCAACACGGTTGATCAAAACAGCCAAAGCGGCGTGTTCGTCACCAACGAATGTAGCTGTACCTGAAACGGTAGCTTGGTTGTATGTAAACTCAGTAGCAGCCAAAGAACGCAGGCTGAGAAGGATTTCTTGGTCAATCTCAGCGGTAATTTCTTGGGCCAGTGCTGCCATGATTTCTGCTTCAACGTCAATACCATGCATGGCTTGTGCGTCTTGTGCAGATTCAAATGTCCAACGTGCTTGCAATTTGCGAGTCTTGGCTTCAACAGCTTGCTTCAAGATTTGAACGCTGATTTGCTTACCGCCAGTACCTTCCATGGTAGCTGTAGCAGCACCAGTATAATTGGTAGCTGTTGCAGTAGCCTGGGGCACTGTAGAATATGCAGTAGCGATCTTGAATGGGCTCAAGGCTTCTTCACCAGCTGTTACCGAAGTAGCAGCCAGGCTGTTGTCAGTCAAGCTCTGTGCATAGCGAACACGCAGAGTGTGGATTTGACCAACTGGACCAGTCATGGGCTGAACGCCAACCAACTCGTTAGCAATAACGGTGGGCATTACACGACGGATAACTGGAAGAATCACACGGTTCAAAGTTGCAACGTTACCGGCAACTGTGGAACCTGCTGAAGCATTTTCTTTCAGATACTTGCGAGTGTTCTCGAGGATAACACCCATGCTGTTGCGCTTAGAGCCGTTCAGACCTTCAAGCAGAGCTTCTTTGGTCTCGCCCCAGCGACTTTCTAGTAGTTCTTGTGACATTTAAGTCTCCTAAAAAAGATTTTATAACCCTGCCAGACGCTTGAGGTCGATCACGTTGCTCTTGGCTTCGTTTTCGTCCTGCTGATGACTTGGGACAGTTTTATCTCCTGTGACTGAGGTGACGCTCTCTGCAATTACCTTGGGGGCTTTTGCAGTTCGATTCTCCAGAACAGCCGGTAGATACTTTTCAAAAGCGTTCTTCAAACGAGTTGTTTGAACGCTTTCCAGTAAATTACGCATGACATCTTGCTTTTCCCGGTTCAAGGGACGCAATAGGTCAGTCATGAGTTCATTACGCTCGTTGCTTTCCTTGATGATACGTAGTTCACGTTCTTTACTCTCGACCAGGGTCTTAGCCTGCACGCCGAGCTTGATGGCTTTCGCCAATTGTTGTTGCTTGCTTTCGATAACTTGGTGCAATTTACGAACTTCGGCTTTCTCATTGAGATGAGTAGCGCCAAATTCAGCTGCATAAGCTTCAAAAATACGACGACCAAAACTGTTCTCGCGAGCAATTTTAATATCTTCGTGCAATTGAGTGAGTTCAGTCTTGAGATGCTGGCTAACAGCTCGGCTCATTTTGGCTGAAGATTCTTTTACGAACTTAGCCTTGAGAGATTCCAACTTGCTGCGGGCTTCACTTACCAGGCGGACCTTAGTCTCAACCACGGCACGCTTGTCTGCGGCAAATTCTTGAATTTCTCGAGCCAATGCATGCACCACGAAGTTTTCTAGTTTTCCTAGTCCTTCACTGTGCATTTTACGATCCTTGCGCAATTCGCCAATTTCCTCGGCAAGTTTGGTCACCATAAAGTTGTTGAACTTTGTAGCTGACTCTTTCATCTTGCTTTGAAACTTGACGCGATCTTCTGCCAATGCTTGCTTTTCAGCAGCCATACTGGCAATTTCTGCGCTTAAACCTTCTGTAACCATGCGATCCAGGGCTTCCACCATCACTTGCTTGTCGTGTTCGTAGCGGTGCGCAAACTCTTCACGTAGTTCGGCACGAGCCTGTTCACGAGCTTCACTTAGCTTGGCTTCCCAAGCTTCGTTGATCTCTTGGCGAGTTTCCTCGGTGATCAGGTTGCTATCTAGCAATGGTTTGATTGCATCTAACATTAGTAGATTCTCCTTAGATTTTGAGTTCCTTGATGAGCTTGACTACTTCGCTCTTCAAGTATCTCTGCACTTTGTTGTCCTGACCAGCTTCTCGGGCTACTTCAAGTAATCTATGTCCGTAGTTCATGTTCATGAGACTTTCATAAATTGCCTTGGGGTATGCATTTGGGGCACTGGGCTGGGCAACCACATCAATCGTGACTATTTCAAAGTCACTGACATGTCCGGTTCTATCGTCAACGTTACCACTGCCTCGGCTTGAAACACCTAGACGTACACCTGATTGCAGCAAGGTTTTAACAAGATTACCCATTGGAGTAGGTAACACCTTGAGCTTGCCGCAACCGGCATCACCGTCCATCCACATTTCTTCAACACTATGGCAAACACGATCTAGATTGACTTTGAGATCATCTGGATGGTCCACTTCACCTAGTACAGAGTATCCTTCTTGGATCTGTTTGTTGATAGTGCCAACAGCTCGAGTGATTTCGTTTAATGGGTAAACACGCTCATTTGCATTGCGTTTGTTTCCCTCGATACATATCCCTTTGAGATACATGCTTTTACCCTGGCCGGATGCATCAGCTTCTTCAAGAACCTGCATGCGAGCCTGATTAAAAGTAAGTTGTTCTCTTAGGGTTTTCATAATCAATTATGCTTGCTTGGGATGATAGACTTGGTGTTAACACCAGTAGCTTGGCTCAAGTGTGGCTTGGTAGCAGGCGTTTGGCCTTTCATGCTAGCACCAGCTTTGTTCTGAAAATCACCAATCAAGTCTTTGGTTGAGTTGCTGTATGCGCTAGAGTCATGCTTGCCACCCATTTCGCCGCCAGTGTGTACCGGACGAACTGTGCTGCCAATTGGACCCTTGGCGCCAGCGTTTGCGGCCACAGTAGACTTCTTGTTGATGCCGCCTTCTTCAGAAGTCACTGGCTTTGGGGCTGCTTTTAGCGTCACCGCTTCCATCATGCCGCCGCCAAACTCGTCAGTCATTTCTTCAGTGTCGTCCATTTCAATGGCGTCACCACCTTCTTCAGCGCCAAATCCGTCGCCGTTGCCGCCAACATCATCACCGCCCATTAATCCTTCAAACTCGGCCATCAACTGGTCCAGTTTGTCTTCAAGATTCATGATGTCGTCTTTGGTAGCTGTTTCTCCGCTGCCACCCATGTCATCGCCGCCGACATCTTGTTCGTCGTCAGCATCGATATCAAATTCTTCTTCTTCGTCGCCTTCAGCTTCCATGCTCATGTTGTCTTGCTCTTCAGCTTCAACATCATCAATCAAGTCATCACTAGCGTCGCCGCCCATCATGCCTTCTTCAATGTCTTCTTCAGCTTCGTCAAGCTCTTCGTCTGCGCCTTCTTCTAGATCTTCCTGGGCTTCTTCGGCCATTAGATTTTCGTAGATTTGGCGGCTTTTTTCCACAACGATGTCATGGAAAAGTTCTTGGGCTTTCGCCTCTTCGTCGTTGATCACGTATTCGATCAATTGTTCAAAACGGTTCATATAAGAAAACTCCTATTAGGTAAAGTGCGTTGTTATTTACACCATAGACTAAATCTATAGTGTTTATCGGCAGAAAATGGCAATAAATGCCAGAAATTACACCGCAGGTTGTGCAGGAGGGGAGTATTGTTGACGCACCAGCTTGAGTTTTTCTTTGTACTCAACCATGCGAACATCATTCATTTTGCGCAGTTTGTTGAGCTGACGCAAGGTAAGGCGACTCTTGCGTAGGTCGCCTAGACGGGCTTGACTGTTGTCTTTTTCAACGTCTTGATATGCCTTGGGCTCTTTGTCCCAGAATTCTCGTAGTATCATGTCAATATTTATGCAGCCGGAGGTGCTGCTCCGTCACTGGGTGCAGCACCGCCTGGGGTCATGCCTGCACCAATTTCGGGTGTGCCCGGAGCAGCAGGCGCCATGCCAGCAATTTCCTCGCCAGTTGACACATCAGTTTCCAGGGCGCCTGGAGTAATGCCCACACTGCGAAGATCACTGCCCTTGACTGACTGCATGTCAGGATTGTCACGTTCTTCGCGCCAGAGTTTTTCGTTTTCTTTGATTTCTTCTTCGGTCAGGCCCAGGAATCGATTCAGCATGAACCGCTTGCTCATGTAGGGCAATTGCTCAAGACCTTGAAATGCTTGAATACGAGTATTGTCCATTTCAGCTTGACGATAGCTGGCAAAGTTCTGCGGTGGGTTGAACTTGATGCTGAACAGGCCCGAGTCAATGTTGAATCCGCGCCATTTCATGAACATCTTGAATTCATCGTCTAGCTTTTGTGCAATCAAGTTCTGCAGTCGTTCACAGTACTGATTGAAACGATATTCTTGAATCAGGGCCGTGCCCACTTTGCCATCGCTCATGGCTCGATCACTGTCATCGGGACCAGTGGGCAAGTAACTTGACGGCACACGCAGGCCACGTGCCATTTTGTTGTTGAAGTACTTTAAGTCGTCAATTTCGCCTAGGTTCTGTCCACCGGGCAAGGTTTCTACTGAGCTGCCACGACCGTCTTGACCCTGGGGAAAGAAGTAGTCTTCACCCACTGAAAGTGGATTGTAAGATGCATCCATGATGTTCTGCCCACCACCTGTTATAGTGGGAATTCTGCGCTGATGCATTTCGTTTTTCACACGTTCCACAAAGGCCATGGCCAAGTGTGACGGCATGTTGCCCACATCAATTTTGAAGATTCGTCGTTCTGGCGCACGTTGCACACGATAGATCAAGATTGAATCTTCCAGCAGTTCTTTCTGTTTGTACACCTTGTAGATCTGCTCTAGCACACTGCGACCAAACGGCCAGAACACATCTAGACCTTCGTTCAAACTGCAATGCACCACGTGCTTGGCATCAATACAGACTTCGTTCATGGCCTGCATAAAACGGCTGTTGCCCACGCCGCCACCTGATCCACCGTTGGGCATGGTGTAGTTGGATGATCCAGAGATTGTGCCGGTCACAGGATTGGTCATGTAGTCTGTGGTGGTTTTTGCTGCCACAGTCATGTTTTGAAAGTTGGGGTTGATGTCGCGAATCACATACTGCTCGGGACGCTTGCCTTCGCTCTCGTTCACAATCACTCGAGCAACCTTGCTCATGTCCACCCACATCATTTCAAATGTTTCTGGGTCACGCACAAAGATTTGATCGCCATACTTGATGGTGTTGCGGAACAGTTTGAATATGCGCTGGTCCAGCTTGTTCAGCTTGACCCACTGTTGCAGTTGTTTTTTAACAATGTCAATTTCATGATCCGTGGGTGTTTCATGATAGTTTACTTCAAACGGAGTTTTGTTCTGCTCACTGAGTTGCGTGGAAAATTCAGCAATGATGTCTAGGCAAGCATTGACTTCCGAGTCCATGTCCATGTTTTCATACTGATTGTAACGTTCCACACGATTGGGATGGCCTGAATACACCTCGGGTAATCTTGATGCATAGTTGCGAAACACAAAGTCTGCTTGGATGCCACCGTTGCCATCATTTTTTTGATAACCTGGTACGCCGTAGCTGTTGCGCCCGTTGATGGGACTCATCTGTCCAGATGTGTCTGCTACTTTGAAATATTTGCGCCAGCCCGGTTGTTGTTGATCTGCCATAGTTGTTTATTTACCGTTAATTACGTGCGTGACGCAACATCTTTTCACTGGAGCCTGCGGCAGCAGCATTAGTTTGACTGATGTCTTTTAATACAGCCAGCATCTCTGAATCCAGTGGATTTTCTTTTCGCAATTCATCTTGCAGCTTGGTAAAGATATCTGTGTAGAATGTTTTCATCATGTCAGCAAACTCAGTTCTAGTTTGAGCAATTGTTTCAGTGCTGTCTTGCCGATTGTTAATGAGTTCTTTGATTCTGCTTGCAATTGCATCAGCCACAGATTCTGCCCCTGCACGGCTGGACAAGTCCTTAGTACCAACTTGTGTCATTCCAAAATCATAGTTCATCAGCATGCCTGATTTTAGGATATCTTTCCAGAGTTTTGGATCAGTAATGGTCTGTGTGGCTTTGTCGTATGCGCCCAGCTTGCCGGCAATCTTCTCTAGCATGGCTATGTCAGTGGTCATGGGACCCATGCTGTAACCAGTGTATTCGTTGTGACCACCCATGGTTGGGCCAATACCGCCTGGGGCCATGACGTCTTTTTGTGTGAGACGTATCACATTGGCAGTTAGGTTGCGAACTTCTTTGTGTAACAGGTCAGCATTTTTGTTGTCAATGTTAACCGGAACTTCGCCGTTCTTGAGTGGGATCACTGCTTCGTCACCATGCAAGGTTGCCGGATAGCCAGACTTTGGTCCACTGAACATACCGCCGTCGGCTGCTGATACAACTTGCCCAGTTTTCCATCCTTCAAACTCTCGTTGTTTTACCACCATTGACTGTAGTTGTTTGTCTGTCAAGGTACCCACAACGGTATCAAGTGTTGCACCGGCGGCCGTGGCCATGGCCCGGGCATAATTTGAGCCATATCCGAATTTTTTAGCGCCTTCGGCCCACTGTTGTATGGCTGCGTCTATGGTAAGTTTGGTGTAGAGAGGGCGGCGCCACAGGTCCTTCTTTAAATTAATTCCAGCTTCTTCGGTGGGCATGATAGCAATACCAGTTGATCGCTGTTGCGCATCGCCCCGAGGATTCTTCCATGTTCCTATAGCACCAAACTTTTTAGCCAGTTCACCGTAACTAACGTTGCCTGGGTTGTTGGTTCTCCAGGCAATTGAACCACCTTTTCTAATTTGATTTCCTATCCTAATTTCGTTGCCCATTTGAACCAACTGGTCTGCTTGTGGTCCGCCTGCTCCACCCGGTGCTGTTGATGTTGTCCCCCCGCCTGCTGGTGCAGCTCCACCGCCACCAGCAGGTGATGCAGTTGGACCCACAGGCACTGTTGCTGGTGCCGCAGTACTAGTGCCGCCAGGTGCTGCTCCACCGCCTGCTCCACCGCCTGCTCCACCGCCTGCTCCGCTGGATGATGCTGCACCAGGTGGCCTTGGTGCAGACGGAGCCGGTTTTGGCTGATTTTTTTTGATTTTTTCTTTAAGAGCTTCGGCTTCTGTTTCAAGTTCTTTGGTGCGTTTGGTTATTGTTTCGTTGACTCTTTCTAGAGACTCAATAGTGGCCTTGTCTCGAGTCTTGTCAAGTTTGGCCAACTGATCAGTGTTGGCTTTGAGATTTTCTCGCTGTCTGGTCAGCGTCTCATTTATTTTTCCTAGTGCAGCCGTGTCCTTTTCTCGTTCCTGGCGCTGGGCACTTGCTTTCAGAGCCTCTTCGGCAGTTAGTCGTTCTCCCCCGCCCATGCCTGCCCGAGATTGAGCTCGCAAGCTGTCGCGAGTGGCTTTGTCTTCGGTTGCTTTGGCGTCGGCATCTTTTTTTCTAGCTTCTGCCGCTGCCGCTTCGCGTTGTGCCACAGCTGCCTTGGCAGCCTCGGCTATCCGAGCTTGTTCTGCCACAATGCCTTGCAGCCGACGTTGTTCTGCCATGGCCTCTGACAGTCTCAGGCGTGTTCTTTCGGCATCTTCCTGAGCCTTTTTACGTTCTTGGTCAGTGCCAGCCGAGTCAACTTTGGCAGCGGCTGCACGTTCCTGTCTTTGCAGTCGTTGTACATCAAAATTGACACCAGGTTGAGTACCAACCCCTTGCAATTGAGCCTTGGCTCGGTCAGATTGACTTTGAGCCTCTTTCAGTGCTTTACGTTCGGCCTCTAGAGCCGCTTCAGCTTGTTTTTTGGCTTCTGCTGTGGCTGCACGTTCTGCAGCCGCACGTTCTGCGGCTTGTTTAGCTGCTTCTTCAGCGGCTGCTAGTTGTTGTTCTTTTTCAGTTTTCTCACGTGGGGTTGTGTCTATCCCCATGAATTTCAATACCTGCCCCCAGAATCCCTTGGATTCATCTTTTACGCTGCCCAATGCATCAGCTGCATCGTTGGCCATTCTAGCCAACTTGGCCAGTTTTTCAGACGCAAATTCAGATGCCTCGGCTGCTCCAGTAATTGCACGGTCCATCAGTTTTTGTGATTCCAGCATGGCGTCCTGCTGATTTACCACGGTGTTGCTCTGCGCAGCTAGCCGTCCGTCGGTGCCAGCCATTTGCTTGGCAGTTTCTTCACGAGACTTGGCCATGGCTGCGGCAAATTTCTCACCCTTGAGTTCTTGGGCTCGTCGTTGCTCGGCATAAGAACCAAATGTTTTGTCGTAGGCACCGGCTGCTGCCAAGGGCTGCATGTTCTTGTTAAAAGCCGCAACATTGTTGTAAATGCTCTGTTGCGCACGGTCTATTTCTCCAGGAGCTTTTATCAGCCCTTGCTTGACCATGTCAAACTGCTTGAGTGCATCGCCTTGTGTGGCCAACAGCACTTGTCTTGCTTCTTCAGTGTTGGCAAATCCCGACGCCAAGTCAGTCATGCCTTTCTGGAACTGCGGTCCCAGCTGACCTGATGCTTGTACCATGACCCGCAGATTTTCAGCTTCTTCAGTACGCCCTTCGGCCACCAACTGATCCAAGGTGGCAGCAAACCGCTGATTGCGCATGGCTTCTTCCATGGCTTTTTCTTGTTCTTTGCGTGAAATGCCAGTGACCTTGGTCAGTGCATCCTGCTCCATGATGTACTTGCGAGCAGCTTCAGCAGTGTCTGCATAGCCTCGTTCTTGCAGTCTTGATGCATTGCCCAGGCGAGTTTGCAAGCGAATGTAGCCCATGACAGCTTCGTTTTGCTGTTCAGCATTGAGTCCCAGGCGTTCAAATTCAGCCCGCATGGGCTTCATGGTCTGACGTAGATTTGCAAAGTCAGCTGACCCTTCAAACACTGTTCGGCCAAACAGGGCCAGGTCTTGTGAACTTTCATTGACCAGCCCTAGATACTTGTCTAGGTCCTGGAATCCAATGCCCAGTTTGTAGATGTCCTGACCCAGTTGAGTGGTACCACCAGCGGCAACTGAACCAGACTTGGCTAGATCTTGAAATCCCTTGTACAGGGCATCGCCCTGTATGTTGACTTGTTTGAGTGTTTCAGCAGCAAATCCAATGGCCTTGCCCAGAGCCATGAGTGCTACTTTTACTGCAACACCACCCGGTATAATGGCCATGAGCATGGTGGTAGCCGACTGTGCAGCACCGGCCATGCTGTCAATGCTGCTGTTGAACGCCGACGCACCTTTTTGCCCATCGTACATGGCCTTGGCCATTTTGCCGGCTGCATCTGCTACTTGACCTGGAGCCTTGCGCATGGCTGCTGAAAATCCTTCTACTCCAACCTGAGCATCGCGCAGTGAGTCCGCAGTGGTGCCGCTGAGGCGCCCAAATCGTTCCAGTTCGTAGTTTACTTGTTCTGTGATTTCTGCCAGGCGCTGATTTTGATCTGCCATGTTTTTGTACCTATAAGTAGAGTATATTTATAGGTGATCTATGACCCCAAATGCTAACCCCCTGAATCAGTATTTCCGACAACCAGCAATTCACTTGCGCCTGCCATCTGCTGGCAAATTCTGGCCTGAAGAAGCCATTAGACGCACTGCCACCAACGAATTGCCGGTTTATCCCATGACTGCCATAGACGAAATCACCTATCGCACACCAGATGCACTGTTCAATGGCCAAGCCGTGGTTTCAGTCATACAGAGCTGTTGCCCGGCCATTCAAGATGCCTGGCAAACTCCGTCCGTGGACATCAACTCACTGCTGGTGGCCATTCGCTTGGCCAGCTATGGACATGACATGGAAATTAGCACCACATGCCCGGCCTGCAACACTGAAGATGATTATGTGCTGGACCTGCGCACTGTGCTGGATCAACAGATTTGCCCTGACTATGACCGCACAGTGCAGGCTGGAGATCTGGAAATTGTGTTCCGTCCCATGACCTATCAAGAACAAAATCAAACCAATGCCTTGCAATTTGAAGAACAACGCATACTGAACATGTTGCCCAACTCAGACATTGATCCCGAAGTCAAGCTCAACAAACTCAACGAAGTGCTGCGCAAGATCACTGAAGTCACAGTGAATGCTCTCACCTACAACATAAAAGCCATTCGTACTCCCAGTGCCATCGTGGTTGAACCCGAACACATTCGTGAATTCTTGCTGAACTGTGATCGTCGCATGTTCAATGCTGTGCGAGATCATGTGATTGAACTGCGTGAATATTCTGATCTCAAACCAGTGCCTGTGAAATGCGACAACTGTGCGCATGAATATCAACAACCACTTACCCTGGACATGGCAAGTTTTTTCGAGCACGCCTCCTGATTCTAAAACCAGAGGACATTTCCGGTTGGATTGAAAACATGGAAAAAGAGGCTGATGGTATACGTCGGGAGGCGCTGAAACAATCTTGGTACATGCGAGGTGGTCTCAGCTATGAACAAGCCCTGAATCTCAGCTACAACGAACGTCTCATGATCAATGAACTCATCAAGGAAAACCTTGATACCACTAAAAAATCTGGATTGCCTTTCTTCTAATGGAACTGGAACAAGTCACAGCCGACATCGAGCACTGGATACAGAACTTTCTAGAAGTTCCACATGCTGCCCTGGGAGGATTCTCTCCTTGTCCCTATGCACGGGCAGCACGAATAAAAAAAAGTTATGCAGTGTACCTGGGAACGGATCCCTACTACGATCTCAAAAATCGTGGGCGCCAGGGCATGGGCGACCGGGAAGTTGTGATCTACGTTTACGATCCCCAGGAGTGGAATCATCACATGCTTGCTGGCAGCATTGAGTTGGCCAATCAAGAAGTGTTGTTGCCCAGAGACATGATTGCCTTGGAAGACCACCCCGACGATGTGGAAATGGTCAACGGCGTGTGCATGAACCAAGGTACGTATGCCTTGGCCCTGGTACAAAGCCTAAGTGATTTAAACACCAAAGCAAAAGTCATGGCCAACAAAGGATTTTATCACAACTGGCCAGAAGAATATCTCACTGGCTTGTTTCAGCATCGTGAGGATCCACGAACATGAGCTATCAGTTTGCTAGAATTGACCTCAGCAAGACCAATTACGAAATAAAAGTCAAGTGGGAATACCTACGTGACCCTGACATTCCGCGGTTGAACAACATCTACAGAGACTACTGCAAATACAAACATTTTGCCAGTGTCATGCCCATGTTTGACAGCCGTTATACAGACCCCATGACCGATGTCATAGGATACTACGATGCAGATCGTCTGGTGGCATTTTCACTGATCAGGCGGTATGATGACAAGCATGCGCTGTGCGATCAGTTTGCATGGAACTACAACAATCCACGACTGCGCTTGGGGATTGAAACAATGAAAGCCGAGTGTGCTATCTACAAAGCACGGGGATTTGACTACCTGTACCTTGAACAAGCACACTTGTACAAAGCCAGCATGGATGGCTTTGAAATACTAGGACCACTGGAGTAATCATGGATTTATACACAATTTGGGCAGACAAAGAAGGCGACATCTCAGATCTTGACTGGGTAAACGGAATGAAGAGTTTTTTTGATCATTTGGTATCCGAAGACCGCATGGTATCATACAGAATCACACGCTGCAAGATGGGATTTCGTTCCATAGCAGACATGCCCGAATGGATGATACTCATGGAATTTCGTGACATGGCTCAAATGGATTCAGCATTCCGACGAGTTGCACCACTGGAAGGTGAACTGGAAGACAAACACCGATCATTCAATCAGTTTGTGTCAGGCACAATACAACATGCCTTGTTTAGAGATTGGCCAGATCAATTCTAACACACTATCAAGATCTACTGCGTAGATCTATTGACTTCGCTTTGCTCGTCAATTGTTTCTTCGAAGCAAAGCGAGAACTCAGTTATCATCTAGATTAAGCGGTCACACTTTGCCCGCACAGGGCAAAGATTGGCATCATCTGAGTATCACAGCCACATAGCGTTACAACATTACAGAGGCGGTTGTCCGGTACCTCGAGTTGCGTCTTCGTCACAACGGCAATTTGCACAACACACGCTAACACATTGCGCAAACCTGCTGCCCCACGGCAGCGTCTTTTTAGCTTTTAAGATTCTGTTCAAACAATCAAACCGCAGCATTTAGATAGCGATCGTCGTCCGGTCAAGGATAGTGATTGAGTACTTTTTGCAGCAAAAGATTTACCATCCCTGAGATCCGAGATCCAGGTTTAGGGCACACGAAGTTGACCTGTGCGAGTCGTAACTGCCTAATTAACTGCCTAAATTTTGTTGATTATGTGACTGCCATGCACACGAACTTGTATGTGTCCGTTGTAGTAGTCGGTGGATTCTAGCACTCTGCGTGAAAATTGTTCTCTTGCTTCAATGTAGCTGCATTCTGATTTAGATTGACAGTAGTAAAGTATTTCTCGTTTGAAATTGTCTTTGCCTTGTGATTCAACATCCCGGGAGAGTTCTGGTGAGCTACCGTAATAGTCTCGCCAGTCACTGTCTATCTTGGTGCGAATCCTTTTTTTCTTCTTGCTGCCGTTTTTGAGTTTGACTGTGCGTTGAGTTGTTTTAGAGAATTTTGCTAGTTTTTTGCCAATGTACATGCGACCTGTGGTGATGTTTGTAATTAGATATACAAACCCCACGCAGTCTTCGGGTAAAATATCAATTGCTTGATTGTTGTATAACCATGTCATAGGACATGTAGTTATCACTGTTACCACGAAGTTGCGTAATTTCTGTCCACCACTGAGCTCTTGCATTTTGTTTGACATTCCTGCCACTTAAATGTTTGAAACTCATTGTCCCAGTACGGATCTGCTAGTGCGTCTGTGAGAGTTCTTGTGTTTAAATTAAAATTGTTTGAGATTTGCTGCCAGTCTGAATTGTGATTGTATCTGTTGGCCACCCAACAGCAGGGAAATAACCTGCCGCGAGCATCAATGTACAATCCCTTGTTGCCTATTTGGCACAACGGAGTTACTCCGTTACGACTCTTGATTTGATCAAACAGTAGATTGTTTGTGAGTGGAATCATGGTCCGGTGGCCTGTGGCCGTTAACTCAGTGACTTCACGTTCAAACCGATGTGAGGTGCTGACGTATTTCATGCTGGGTTGCAGTGGATCGTCTACACCATAAGATGGATACACACTGCCAAACTTGGTACTCTTGGTCAACTGAAAGCGATCAACACCTATTGACTGTGCAAACTCTTTCATGGAGTCTAGATGTTCTTGGTTGAACTTAAACGCAATGGTAGCCCATACAATTTGACAACCACTTGCTTCTCGCAAGGATGTTATGCCATGCACAATGCTGTCGTAGTCACTGTTGACACGATACAAATTGTTACTGACGTTGTCATACCCATCCACACTGAAATGTACACTGTCCTTGGAACCCAACACGGTTCCTAGTTCCTTCCACCAAGATGCCTTCTTGTGTGATCCATTGGTGACAATGACAATTTCAACAGGTTTTATACTTTTAATATAGCTAATTACCGCAACCAAATCGTGTGCATAGATGGGGTCACCATCGTCGCCGCAGAAGGTGATTTTTTCTACATTGGCTTGCACAAACTCAGCAGTAAAGTTGCGTTTGAAAAACTCCAGGTCCAGTTCTGTGTTGACCAAGCTGTCAGGTACTTCTTGCCGAGAACATCGGGGACAGCGCAATGTACACTTGCTGGAGATCTCAATGTGAAAATGCCAAGTTGCCAGGATCATGCCATATCTACATCTGTGTTGTAACTTGTGAACCCATTCTCTTTGATGACCTTGAGAATGTTTTCCACACGTCCAGCCAGCTCATCACGATGACTCACCAACCATATGCTCTTGTGACGTTCTCGAGTCATCTTCTTGAGCAAGCCCAGGGCATTTTCCACACCCTGTGTGTCCAGACCGTTGTCAATCAACTCGTCAATGAACAACAGGTTGATGGGGCTGTATAAACTTTCCCACACATCGCGGAACGCCCAGCTCATGCTCAAGATCAGTCGATTGCGTTCACCCCGACTCAAGTTGTCAAAGTCCAGTTCACGACCCAGTTCTTCAATGCTCACAGTGAGATCACTTTGAAACTTCACAGTGTGTGGCAGGCCAATGCGATCCAGGTAGTGTGTGAGTCTTGCGTTCAAATAACTTAGATTCTGATCAATGATTTTCTTGCGCACAAAAGAATCTTTTGAAGTCAACAGCTTGAGCAAGAATTCTTGATGCTCCTGCAGGCGTGTGAGTTCATTCATGGTGT